CTTTTACCAGGTCAGCAGCCTCTTTTACCTTCAAATGCCAGTCCCTCGCCGCTCGAGGCCTGTCTCTCTCCGCTAATTTGTAGAAACGAGCAGCCAAAAGATCAGCTTCTCTACATTTTTTACGTACGCTCACGACCTACCCATTTTATAGACATTCTCGGTATCGGCTTATTAAAAGCGTTAGCCAGATGCTCATCACTAGCCGTCATGTGCATCAACTTACCGTGTTTAAACTTAATCTTTTTATTAGAGGGTTTATGGTAGAACTCACCACCTATATCTTTAGGAAGTGTCTCATCACAAAGCATCAGTATAAAAGCTTGTTCGTTATTCTTCCCATCAATATGAGTCGTGCCATTCATACCCATGAACTGTAGGTTTGCGCTTATCTCTTGTAGTAACAAGTCTAAGCCAAGAGCATTCTTTATATAATCAAAAGCATTTATAAGATCGTTAGTTAATTTTTTATTATTAGAAGAAGTTAGAATATGGTTTTCGTTTCTTCGTAAGAAGAAGTTTATACCTAGTAACCTGTGCGTACCGTCATTACCGTACGGCCAGGTATTTCTATTCGCTACATTATTTGCGTACCAAGCTTCTTTGTTCAATAAGGTATCACAGACCTCAGACAGCCATAGTCTATCAAATACATTTTCGTGAGTCTGTATCATTTCTCAGTTTTCAAATCAAAGTTAGCAGCTACAGATATCCTTTCACATTTACTTGTGAAGGGAGCAACAAAATGAAATAGAAAATTAGGGAAAACAAAAAGGTCACCCTCTTCAGGGAACATATGTATATTACCAATGCAGAACTCTTCTTGTAACATATACATAAACTCTAATGAACCTGGCCCACCAGATCGTATATCTCTTTTTCTCCATATCTCATTCTCTTTCTTTAATTCGTCAGGTATCTTTACAAACAATACACTAGATATATTGCAGGCGTCATGGGTATGAGGAGGATTAAATTCTCCTGGTTTCATGTAGTTTACCCAAGCATTCGTACAAGTCCATTTACCCTTTCTTTTATGACCTGTTCTTTGTTCGTGTCCATGTAAATACAAATTTAAATATGGAGCGATGGCAGCTTGATATTTAGCTCTATCTACACCATGTTCACCCTTAATTACACCAGCCAATCTTTTATTATAATTAATAGTCTTTTTACTAATTAGTTTTTTTACTTTGAGTAAGTCAGGTTGCTTTACCTTTGTTCTAATTAATAAAGGCCCAAAATGAAACCACCTGTAATTTAATAAATTCTTCATTTCTTCAAAATCTTATAATAGTTACTTAATCTTTCCAACCACTTCCATTTGTACTGCCTAAATCTTGCCCCATTTAAGACAAATTGTTGATAAAATAAATCGGGTGTACACATCATGATCACGCATTGTTCTATCTTTGTATTATAAATACAATCGTGAGCTGTAGCGTAGGCAACACCTTGGTAGTAGTAGTCTTCTATCCACTCTTCACGTTTAGGTTTATTGGATTGTTTAAAGTCAACTATGCTCTCGCGCCCTTGGTACACACCAACTAAATCTGTTTGACCTGCGTATAGACCTGGATAGTGAACAACTACCTCAGAGCCCCATATCTCTTCAAGATTAGGGAAACCCTTCTCTATGACCACCTTTGCCATCCGATGCGCCTCCTGGCCTACGTCTGTTAGATCTAGGGTATTGTTTCCTAGTATGTGATGTTCTAAAATACTGTGCATTGCAGAACCTCTTTTAGCTGCCATACTTTTGACACGGTTTGCCTCATTTTCGCCTTTCTTAGCTATCCACCTAGCCAAAGACTCTCGCTTCTCGTCGCTCTGTGTAGCTGCTAGAATCGTGGTTACAGACGGTAGCTTTTCATCTGATACTTCATAGTGTCTTTTATCATCCACCATGGATCGCATAGACTTTGGGTATATGTATTTTTTATTCCACTTCACCTTTAAAAAATTTCTTTAAATGTTTTTGATATTCTTTCTCATCATGTTCTTCGAATCTAGGTCTATCTATTTCGTAAAACTTTTCTTCGTTTTCTTTATTCATATCGTCAGCGGGGACATCACGTCTGATACTCTCCCCATCTGACGCCGGGCTTCGTCGCTCCCCTTTCGGATCATCGCTTAGGTCCAGAGAGTCGCCAGTGGCAAGACCATGTACCCCTATCCCGGTCACTTTTTTAATTTTTATTTTATGTTTAATTGACATCTTTTCTATGATTTCTAAAATACTTTAACATTTCATGGTATGCATGTACTGCGTTATATTTTTTTCTATCGTATTTCTTTTTATTCTTAACAACCCTAGACTTATATTTGGGTGTTCTTAATTCCTTTGCTATTGGATTATTTTTATTTATTGACATAATGGTTTACTATTTCTAACAGTTTTTCTTGTTTTGTCACGGCAAAAGGTGCAATGCATTTAGCTATTTCACACGCTTGTCTGTGACTACAGTTCCAACGCCATTGATCTTTCCAATGTGCTTTTGATGATGGCGATTTGTTTTTAATTCTTCTGTTTACATTACCAACACCTGTAATCTTTTTTACATATTCTATCGTAGGTCTATCTGTCATCGATATATCTAGTGAACATGTCAAGTTTCTATATGCTTTAGGTCTATCTTTTTTCTTGCGAAAGTATCTGTTATGAAACTGCACACAGCCCTCACCATCAAACAGACCGGCTAAATAGATCGCGTCTTCTCTAAGCATATTTTATTCTTTCCTTGTTCTAATACTTTAAAACCAAATGGTTTTAATGCATCACTAATTAATTGCATATTGTATTTAGGGTAGTCATCAAATACAAATCTAGAGTTACTCGCCGCTCGACTCGCAAACCAAATGGCCTCGGACATAACATCTTTAGTCATGTGTGGTCCAT